CGTACTCCATTCCAAACAATGCGTTTAGGCCGGGTTCTAGCTCTTTCGCTAGTTGTGCGCGAGAAATAGCCATAATCTATACCCTTCCTTATACGCCAGTTGTTGAAACAGTAGCCGCTGCAATGGAGCCCGTAGGCGCATTGAAGTGGTTGTTTAAACGAACGATTAATGGGATACCCGCAGCAGTGAAGTCCGCATTTTCTGGGTCATCAAGGACGCCCATAATACGACAGAACAGTGTGTTGGTAGTGGCGATGGTATTAAGATCTGCTGTCGCAGATGACATACCAGTGGTAGTAGAACCACTATTACCTGTAGCTAACGCGATGTTAGCAAAGACCGCCGCACGAATTTCTGCTTCAGTGTTTGCCGCAGCAACAACGTTAGACGTTGCAATGGTAAACAGTTGTGCAGGATTGTCGTAAACAAAAGCCCTTACAGGAAAATCAGAATCTGCCCCTGATCCGGGCCAAAAGTTGGAAAAGACCGTTTCACCGTTGGTAGAAGATACATATTCGCACCCGTTGAAAACACCAACCGTAGAGACGTTACCACCAGCCGCAGCTTGCAGATCGTCAATTACTCCCGCAGCTAACGGAATAACCGCCATGCCTTGAAAGATCGGGTTAGAGTTATCTGATGCGATACGATATTCAGTCGTACCGGTGGTGTTAGCGGCCGAACCTAAAACACCATACGGGCGGAACCCGAATGCGCCATTAGAATTTGCCATGATAGCACCTCAAATTTTATTCGGAGTCGCCTCCGCGTCCTCCGAAAGTTACACGGGATTGCCGATTATTGCTAATCGGCATTGAAGGATGTTGTTCCTTCATTAAATCAGAATCCACAGCGGTCATTTGTTCTCGGGTCCGGAGCCCGTAATACGCGGCACGTTCAGCGGCTGTTTCTTCAGGCAGTCTGCAAAGCATTAAACCACCATTACCGATTATCCCGGCATACTGCCCATCATCTATTACTGGATGTTGAGAGTCGGGGTACTCATCTGCGCGAACTGGTTCCCATCCTTCTCGTAGTTTGGTATAGACATTTGTTTTGTCTTCCTCACCACGCATGGATAGTCGGATCCAGCGATGTACATAACCCTCTGGAGGGTCGGGAGCTTCTAAACGGTTGGGCGGAGCCCATGGCTTGCGGCGTTCTGTTTTTTCACGAGTTGAACTTGCTCGAGGCTTTCTATCGGTCATGTTTAATCCTTCACATATCTAGCATAGGCTTCCAAAGGCACGTTCAGCTTTTTAGCCATCATGACTTGCCTTTGAGTTAACTTGACCGACTTTCCACGCTTCTGTGCAGTATTACGAGAAGCGGAAGATCCAGCAGAAGCGACCTGGGAACTTCCTCTCGAGGTTTTCGCCGCAAACTTGTTCGGAAACTCCGAACGCATACGACGATCAACTTCTGTATAGTACTCTTCTGAGGATGGGTCAAACCCTTCTTGAGTTACCATACGTTTGTGAATGGCAAAGACTGACGCGGTCATTACATCATCGTCACCAAACCACTTGTTTTTCTGCGCCCACTCATCGGCCCTAGGGTCTACTTGAGGTTGAGCCTGTTGTTGTGCTGGTTGAGCCTGTTGGGCAGGAGCCTGTTGTGCTTGTTGGGCGTTCTGATCGACCCGTTGCTTCGCAGCCTCAAAGCGGCGCTCATCATATTGAGCCCGTGTTAAAGCCTTCTGCGCGGCAAGCATGGCCTCAGTGTCACCCTCGTCAGCCGCCGATAAGTAAGCCTTCTCGGCCGCAGAAGATTCCGACTGAACGCGGTTTCCATACTCATTTAGATATCCCGTATCTAACTGTTGAACCCGAGCTTGAAGCTGCCGGTTTTGTTCAGACAGTTGTTGAGCAACCTTTGTGGCTTCTTCACGACTAGCTTGTTCGTCACGATACCGCTGGTTTAGCTGGCGAATACGTTTCTGTACGCCCTTGTTGTATTGATCTAGCTCCCCGTCATCTTCGACAGTTGGTTCGTCAATAATCTCCACATTAGAGTCAGAACTTTCGGACTTATCTTCAGTATCCTCAATTTCTACCTCTACAGTTTCACCCTCGTCTTGGTCTTCATTAGATATGTCTGACATCATCTGGCTCCAACAATGTTGCAATTACTTCATCGTCATTAAGAATGCGGACTTCACCGCCATCAATCTTAAATCTTGATCCCGAGTACCTACCGATACAAACCCATTGACCCTGCTTACACCAAGGTTCAGCGTTAGGTCCGAACTTATCGGCGTCCTTGTACGCAAGAGGACCGAGTTTGAGAACATAAGCTACCACAGTAGCAACGCTTTCTCTCTCCCTGACCTCATCAGGTATGAATAGTCCAGAAGCTGTTTTAGCTTTGCCCTGATATGGCATGACCAATACCCGCCATCCGGTGGGTTGTGGTAGTCTGTCCATCAGGGAATTATCCAGAAGGGCTGGGTCTAACACCCGCTGTTCTGGGGTTACATATGCACTCTCAGTAGATACAGGATCACTTTTTCGTTCCTCTTTTACCTTTTGTGCAACATGATCAGGAAGATAGAGTTTCTTCGACATCTTCGTGGGTTCTCTCCAACAGGGTCTTAATTTCTTCTTGAGCAAGAGAGAGGCCCCGAATCTCTCCTACAAGCATCTTATAGTCTTCCCAGCTTTTAACGCTTCCTTGAGACATCGCATACGCAATGTCCCGCTCTCTAGTGCGTAGCTGTTTGTATAAGTGTTTTGCTAAGTCCACAACGTCCATACTGTCTACTCGTATGGACGTTGTGGGTAGATGTCAATCGGACTCATTGTATATGTTGTCGAATATTCTAGTCACATCCAATGTGTAGTCCAAATCGGACTTGGAATAGTGTATATGCTGAGAAGGACGGAAGTCTGGAGCGCCCTCGCCAGTCTCAAACCAAGCAGGGTGCGTCACCCGAACTCTGTTGTTTGGAAGAGCCACAATGTTGCCCGTGTACTCACCGGCATCCAATAGTTCTAAAACATGGCTCTGCTTATGTTGGGCTGGATCATCAGCTATCTCGCTGTCAGTGTAATCTACCGTAAACATGTACTTTGCAGGGTAGAAATCACTATCAATCTTTGCCATCCAAGGACAAGGAGTGGCTCGATCTAACTGATAAACAGAATGTGTGTGAGACGAGCAATCCCAAGGTTGGGCCGAATGTACCGGCATAGGTGTAGGCCATTCTTCAAACGGCGTATCACCAACCAATGCCGTAATCGGCATCCTTGCCCACATTGCGCCACCATGCACATTCGGTGTTCCTTCAATATCAGCCTCACAACCTGTGAAGATGACTTGAAAACTTAAACACCTGTTTGGCATAGTGGTGACTGCAACAGCCATCGCATGTAGAAACTCCCCGTGATACCCATCGTGATTGTAGGTATATTCACGTCTCACCCAACATTTGAAATGCGGGATGTTACTTTGTAAGTATGGCATTAATAGGTTAAACCCCTTTTCTTATTAAAACGAACGTCTCCTGCGCGAACTCTTCCGCCATTTGCGTAGCCCTTAGCTTTGACCTTGCCACCCATTGCCATGCCTTTGGATTTGACCTTACCGCCCATTGCCATGCCCTTGGCTTTGACCTTACCGCCCATTGCCATGCCTTTAGCTTTGACCGTTCCGCCTTTAGCCATTTTGCCTTTGCCATCCATAGCAAACTTAGGAATTGACTTGCCTGTCTTTGGGTCTTTACCCATTGGCAATACGGCGCCGCCTTTAGCCATGCCCTTGGCTTTGACCTTGCCGCCCATCGCCATGCCCTTTTTCTTCTTCTTCTTCATCGTACTCTCCTTTGATCTTATCATGCCGCCATTCTTTTTACCGCTGCTTTTCTCTTTCTCTTTCTTCATTAGATCCTGATAAAACTTCTCCATTGCGATGGATTTGGCATTGGAAGAGACAAGGGACTTGTCTACTTCAGCCCCAAAAGCAGCGTCTATCATATTTTCCGCTTTACTATACGTTACACCATGCTTTTCTTTAAACGCCGCTTCAGCCTTTGCACCGCCAAGTTTTGCTTCCAAAATCTCTTTCGCGATGGTTGTTTTCTTTTCGGGGCGAGATATACCAGAACTGGTTTGTTTAACATCTAAGGCCGTTCTGGACTTAGTTTCACCGGGTTTTTTTCTGACGTATTGTTTTGCGCCACCTGAAGTCTTTTCAGTCTTTAACTTAGCCATTTGATTCTTCCTTACAGCATTAATTCAAAGTGAGGTGCATCGATAAACGGCCTACGAGACTGAGATCGACGTGTGTCTATGTAAGAGTTCATTGCATCTTCAGCAGTGCCTTCATAGCCCCCAATATCATTAATAGTCCACGCAGCGCCCCACCGGAGTTGCACCCCAGCCGCGGCTGCGCCTTCTTTCATAGCATCAGCAATCTCATCATACAAATTCAACTCCCAACGCCCACCATTGCAGTAAGCCATAAGATCAACAGCGTTACCATCAATGTGTTTACTTTTCATAGTTTGAGAAGCCCCTTTTGCGACCAACTCCCTCTGTTCGTCGATGGTCCTCAGACCGCAAATCACCGAGAAGTCCTGCTTCGTAACGCCTATAGCGTACCTCACGACCGTTACCAGATCGTCGTTGACGCCTTCTAGCCTTGACAGGCTTCGATTTCCTAACTTGTATCCCATAATCACTTCCCCGCATATTTAGATATTGCACGATTTCCAAACCAAAAAGCTAAAACTGCGCTAAATAGCCCTTGAGTTTCTGAATCAAACATGAGGTCAACGGCTTGCATCCAATCTCCACCTGATTGCGTTACCTTAACCATGATTACTACCTTAGTCGCTACAAACAATCCGAAGAAGGCATAAGTAATAACAGGACGAACACTACCCCGAAGAGCGTTGATAAATCCGCCAGCATCGATAGACTTATCATGTTCATACAACCCCTTCGTTTCCTCAATGTCCGCCCTCTTATCTAGCTCTACCAGCTTCATTTCGGCGCGTTGTTGGGCCAACTCCGTTTCTAAACGCATCATCTCCATACGATGAGCCTGTTGTTGGTTTGCCTTAAAAAAGTTTAAAACTTCTGGTAGAAATGACGATCCAAACCCCAGAAGACTACCGAGTAACGCTATCATTTCTCTGACCCTAACCATACTGCAAACGCGCCCGTCATGGAGCCAGAACATATTGAAATCATTGCACTTTGTTGTGTGGACAAATCTTCCAAAGACATTCCCCATTCAATAACCCTTATGTACATGACAGTCATTACGAACATCATGAGCCTGGGCATGATTTTGTATTCTAGTATTTTTTCAAAAGCCATCTGACAATCCTTTCATAATATCCTTTATCGTGACGCGGCCTTTAGATTGAGGCATATAAGGGCATTGCCACTGTTTTGGACACTCTCTGTAAGACAGAAGTGGGTAATGATAAGCTATTGTTCCGTTTTTTCCTAAGTAAATACACACCATACCATCGGGTTCGGCCTTAGTGTACTTCCAAATATTGCAAGTAACGTACTCTGGGTTCAACAAAGAACTCGCTAAAACAAGAGAGATCAAGGTATTCATACAGCAAGAGACACTAAATAAATTCCACCGCCGAGAAACCCGATGATTAAAATAGATAACCCCAATATAGCTATATTATTCTGTATTTGACGTTTGGACTCGTCACGCGCATGTTCCTGTTCCGCACGTTCTTTTCTAATTTGACGCCGCATTTCAAGCATCTCGTCATACGTTCCCCACCCAAATCTCATGTTTAACATCGCAGCTATCTCAGTCTCTCGTTCTTTCAAAGTCTTCTTATGGATAAGTATTTGAAGAGCGGCTTCTTCTATAGATTGTTTGCCGTGCGTGGTGCGTTCAAAAAACGTAGGGTTCTTGCGCTGTTGTTCTGCGCGGTTAATATCCGCACATGCGCCATACCAACTTCCAAGATGTTTAGACATACTTTCGAGATCTTTGGCATGTCCGATAAGTCTTTTGATACCGCTATAAGCGGCACTGGCGGTGGTAAAAGCAGTGACGGGATCAATCATCTTTAGGAGTTAACCCCTCCGCATCATGCCCTGACGTTGTACATCAATACGCTCACGATTAACATCATTACGGTTCTGAGCTATCTCCTCAGTACTTTCAATTCTGGCAGCATCAGTAGCAGCACGTTGCTGCATACGAGCCGACTCCATCATAATTTGTGCCTCATCCTCTTGAGACTTACGCTGGAGTTCTTTGTCCTTAATGCCAAGCTCTTGCATCCTGATCTGAACCAAAGGATCCGACATTGGGTCTTGCCCTTGTGGCGTGATCTCTTCCAAAGTTGCCTTCATGATGTCCAACTCCTGCATCACAACAGCTTTTTCCAACTCTTCCGGAATCTGCATCTGTTGCTGAACTTGTTGGATTTGTGCCTGTGCCGCAACTGGATCAATCTGGCCGGCCTGAACGCCTTGCTGAACCTGCGTTACAAGATCCTTAATCTCTTGCATCACCATCTTACGAGCCTTCATAGCAATATGCTCCTGAAGGTGCGCGTAGAATGTCCCCATAACCTGCGGAGAAGTCATGACCAAAGGCGTCTTCATAAACATCACATGAATAGCAATGTGAACGTCATGCTCTTGCTCTTCAAAGGCAACCATTATCTCGCCCATCAAACCTCGAGCGTTCTCAATCGCAGCGTCCAACGGCTTTGGCGATGGCGCTGGCGGAAGGATTTCATCAATGTTCTGAACTTCTAAGGCCTGATACATGCGCCGGTAAGCAGCGTGTAAGTTATGCATCTGAGGATTGGATTGCGCCAACTGTAACTGTGTCTGAGCCAACGTAACACGCTGCGCCATCGAGAAGATATTCGGATCAGATACAGGAATAACATCAACACGACCGTCGAAGTCTTGCGCCATAATATTCTTCTCGCCACCCGCTACGTTGTACGGATACTCCTGAGCAACATTCTCCGCAAAGATACGAGCCAGAATACGGAACTCAGTCTTCTGTGCGTAGTGCAGCCGCTTGTGAATAGCAGACATCACCTTCATGCCGCGCTCAAGCATTGCCACAGTTGTGCCAACAGGCGTCTCTTGATTCATATTGCCTGTCTGTTCGTCAGCCAGTGAAACAAAGCGGCGTCCGCCCTCCACCAGAGCGCCTAGAAGCTGTGCTAGAGTGGAACTGGGCTCTTTATACGGCAAAGGTATAATAGCGTCCCTAATGTTACCTCCAGGGGCGTCTATATCCCTCCACTCTCCGGGCTGTAAGGGCTCGTCCTCGTTGCGAAGACGTACCCCACGGGCCTTAAATCCAGCAGGGAGGTTAACCAAAGTACCAGCGTCAATTAACTGACGTAGAATACTGGTAGCAGCGCGGCCCAAACCGCCAATCATGTGGATCAAACCAAAGCCATAGAACCCTAGGCCTGGCATAAACCGGTAGTGTACAAAAAACTGGCGCTTCTTGGCGAAGTCTGTGTCCTCATCAAAGTTCCTGCGGATCGACAGGATCTTACCAGACGCCTCGTCCATCGTAACAATGTAAGGCAGATGAATACCAGTGGGCTCTCCGTCTGGGGACATGTCCTCAAAGTCTTCTAAGTCCAGATCAACGTGCATCTCCAGCACAGTATAGATGTCATCAAGATAAGTCCTAGACGTACCCTGTATCTCGTCAACCTTCTGACGAACCTCGTCAGGCTCCGTATCCGCAGCTTGCAATTCAATATCACGGTAAAACCCCGCGACTTGCATCTTGCGAACTTGGTTGTGATCCATGCGAAGAACGTGCGTAACCCTGTTCGCCGTCTGTAAATCGGAAGCGGCATAAGGAACCACAAGGTCTTGAGCGGGAATAAACTTGGATACAGCCCGTTGCTTTGATTCGTCAAAGTAAACCTTCTTAAACGTAGATCCGGACATAGGGAGATAAAACAACAATTGATCCATGTCAGGATCATACTCTTCCATGACCTCGGTGATCATGTAGTTCATGTAATCCTTAACGCGGTTGGCCTGACCCTCTGTCTCAGCGTCCTGTTTACCCAAAATCTGAGTCTGCACTGGACCGCCGGCAGGAAGTAATTCCTTATACGCCTGAGATTGAAATTGAGTTACCGATTCCGTAATTAAAGGATGCACAACACCAGAAGCACCCGCAAAAGGCTGAGTGCGATCTTCCTGCTTAATACCTAGCTGGTCTAAACCCTTGGTGTACGTCTCCTCCCAATCAGAACGAGACTCAACATCATCATTGTAAGACGCTCGTAAATCACTGGACAACTCTCCAAGATACCCGTCACCAAGATACTCAGATAAGTTGGCGTCATGAGGAATTGGATCTTCCTCTTCCATAACCGTCAACATTCCCGACAAGGCCTCAATGGTGACGCCACCGTCTTCCATCGGTGTTATCTCAGCCCCGTCCGAAAAATCAATTGGCTCTTCAATCTCTACATCCACCGAAGTGGTATCTTCAACCATCTCAATAGGCATCAGAGAAGGATCTACAAGTGATCCCAGTGGGCGAGGTGGCAGGGCCATCAGTAATACTCCCGATTACGTGTTCGATATTCGTCTTCCAAAGTGTCATCACCCTCTAAAGAAACAAATCCACCTCGTCTAAAACGCATCAATGCTAACGTCATACTATCACAATAGTCATCATTGTCACCATTGGGAAATGAAACTACCTCTTCAATGACCTCGTCACTGAATTTCTTGTCTAATGGAGCCCAGACTTTACCCGCCTCAAACAAAGGAGCAATCATGTGCATCCGAGTAGTCTTGTCCTGCCCTCGGCCAGGTGAAAACCCCAGCGCAGGAATACCCCGAAGGCGTAACTCATCAATCAGGGGCTGTCCAGAGGCCTTAGCCTCAACAATCACCATGTCAGGCTCCCAGTATTCATGCTCCTCATAAGCAACTTCCTTTAATTCAGGGAAACTCCACCGGTCGCGCCGTGCATCCATTAGAATTATGTTGTCACCAGTCCCATCCTCGGGGTCAAAAATGCCCCAAGTGGTAATCGCACTAAAATCCGCCGTCTCTTTCTTAGAAAACGCCGTATCATAGGCCTGTATGATGTACTTAATGGTAGGAATGGACTTCTTGTCCCAATCTTTCCACCAATCGCGCTTGATTATCGCAGCCTCAGAAGATGTCGGAGTCTGCTGCCACTGAGCATTCCATTTGGCTACCGGTAAAGACGCCTTAATCGAAAGTAAGGCGTCCTTTTCCCAAAACTCAGGCCATAATGGGTTGTCAGAAGGCAAAATAGCAGGAAATTCCACCACATCCCACTTGTCAGACATGATATCGCCGCCCTGCTGGGCTAATAAACGACCCGTTAAGTCCTTCTTACCCCAACGTGTCATAACAATTATGATCGAACCGCCAGGCTGTAAACGCTGGCGAGGACCAGAAGTGTACCACTCATACGCATGATCAAACGCAGTCTCGCTTAACGCATCCTGTTCCGAATGAGGGTCGTCAATGACCAACAAGTCCGCGCCACGGCCAGTAATTGCAGCCCCAACACCCGCCGCAAAGTACTCCGCGCCCTTGTCAGTGCCCCACTTACCCGCGCCTTTATTGTCTTCCTTAAGGTTGGTTTCTGGAAAGATAACTTTATACTCAGGGTCATCTATTAAATCCCTCACCTTACGTCCAAAACGAACAGCCAACTCGGTATTGTGCGTGGCCTGAATGATCTTGAGCTTTGGATTGCGCCCTAGAAACCAAGCAGGCATCAAGTAACTTGCGAACTCTGACTTGGAATGGCGAGGCGGCATGTTAATAATTAACCGCTTTAACTCACCTCGAGCAACAGCCTCTAGCTTTTCCGCAATCACACGGTGATGACGGCCCTCAATGAAGTTGTCATACACATGATGAACAAACGGCATAAACCGCTCTTGAGCCTCTTCTCGTATATCAAGCGTTCGCTTGGCCTCAGTCAGCGCCAAAATCTCTTTCAGCGCCTCTTCAGGTAATGCTTGCAGATTCACCTGATACTACCTACCCAACCCTGGGATGTACGGAGTGTAATTGCTCTCAATAGCCTCGGGCCGATAGCGTGGGCTAATCGTTGGACGAACAACAACCCGTGGCTCTTCCTTCTCCTTCTTCTTCTTAGCAGCAACTACGGCCACCTCGGGCTCAATAAGCTGGCAAACAAAGGCGCCGTTAACCATGACGCGAACGTACCCATCTGGGCAACCCTGATCGTCGTTGTCGTTGTCAGTCATATCAACAGGAACCTGTTCTGGAACCGTGTCAACACCAGTGCCAGTGCCAGTGCCAGTGCCACCTGTCGTATCACCATCGTCCTCGCGAGTAATCGCAGGGGCTGGCTGTGGAACTGGACGATCATCGTCCTCTGGACCTGGCGGAGCGTTTACTTTCAAAGGAGCAACGCGAGTGGATAGGGCTTTCAAGGAAGCAAGACGAGCTTTCTTCCGAGCATCTTCGATAGCCGTCTCAGTGTCCGAATCCGTGGTCTTCGCAGGAATAGCCTCAGTAATACCACCGGACTTGTCTTTCTCGGTGACCGGAGGAGCGTCCGTAGGAGCGTCCGTATTAGCTTTAGGGTCGTTAAAAGGAATATTCAAGTTCAATGGATTAGGTTGTGCAACCGGAATATAGTCAGATGGATTAACCTCTTCAGCAATGAAATCACCGAACGGATCGTATGTTCCTTTCCCCGCAGTAGTTGTAACGGCCGGCGCAAAAGGAAGTGTCCCAATACCCTTCTTGGATTCCGCTAACAACGCATCAATATCAATATCTTCCGAAACTAATGAATCAACCGGAGCAACCGGAGACTTTGCTTCAGAAACCACAGGAGGAAGATCGATATCTTCTGAAAACATGTCCTCGAGCTTAGAGGAAACAGGAGGAGAGGTAGTTGGTTCTTTCCCACCCTTACCAACAATGCTATTCAAATATGCTATACCCTCGAGCCTTAGTGCCTCTTTCGCGTTCATCTCATCTAACGTCATCGGAGGTTGAATCTGATCCACCGAAGTTACTGTCTCAGGAGCATCCTGTTGTTGTGCAGGGAGAGTTGCCGCAGCAATACCTCGCTCAATAGGAGAAACAACAGGAGTCTTAGCCTCGCGGCGTGTAGGGGAAGTTGCCGCAGGAACACTCACAAGAGGAGGCAACTCGTCCACAACATTATCATAAGTAAGAGCGGAAAGATCTGCCCGAGCGCCCGAGGGGTCAAGCCCAAGGGGGACTAAAGTGGGGGTTACGCTAGTTGTTGCCTGTAACGCCTCAATAATCTTATTCATCTTCCTAGTTAAAGCTACACTCTTTTCGGCTTTAGCCTTGTTAATAGCCACTTGAGCTATTCCTTGTTCCGCGGCACCCCTCGCAGTGTTCAGCTTTAAAGCGTCTACCTCGGCCTGCGTTGTTGCAAGCTCTGACAACAACACATCATCGGAAATAATATTGCCAGAACCATCAACGAGTTTAACACCTTCAGGGGTCTGAATTATCTGTATCGCGTCAGGATCTACCGCGTTAAAGTTAGACTGCCCCCGAATACGATTAATAGTCCCCTGATCTTGATCCGCCGCTAAAAGATTAGAAGCCAACGCTTCGTTAGACGCGGTATCGATGGACTCATACGGCGCGGCAAGTCCTCTTTTAGCCAACGCTTGAGCCAGCGCAGAGTTTTGAGCGCCCATGGCACCCGCGGACCTGCTCGGTTTCCCGTCAAAAATTAAATCTAAATCCGCTTTAGCCTCTGGAGAAACGCCCTCTAAATCTGTGCCAACAGTATCAATAATGCCAGTGCCCTCAACCCGTGCAGCGCCCTCCGCCAAAGCTCGAGCCGCGGTTCTAGCGTCTGTGGCCGCATTAACCGTGGCAGTGGTCGGCTCAGTCGTTAGTATCTTCCTTGCACCAAGGTTATTTTTAGCGGAAACATACCCTTCCGCTTCTAACTGTTCATTTATTGCTTCCGCTTCACTGTAATTTATTTCCAATTTGCGTTGCAAATAAGAAGCTGAATTTTTGCCGTCTGTCTTTAAAAGATCTATCGCAGCGGAAACATTTTCTGGCCTAGAAAGTCCGTTCTT